TGTCTTGGGTGGCATAGTGACGATAATGAATTAGTACCATTCGATACACTACCATGGGCGCACGTTATTTATGCACCTAGTCCGACACCAGCAATTGACCCACCTCGCATTGGCGATTGGGTTATGGGTTATTTTGCAGACGGAACGAATGCACAGCAACCATATGTTCTAGGCGTTTTGCCAACAAAGGGTGTGGGTGGTTATGCAGATGATTTAGCAGATGAAGGACCAGAACCTCTAGCAGAACGCCCGAATGAGGGAATTGAAACTGCACCCGAAGAAGGTGGTACAGTAAAAACACCGACACCAGCAGTCCCAAGAACAGCGGCAGGTACTCCTGCGGCGGCGACAGGTGGCGGAACACCCGGTGGTGCAAATGTCACTGCAAACTTAGCAACTGGTATACCAGATGGCGCAGGCGGTACGTTTGACGAACCAGGTATTTCAGATGCGGCAGTTTATCCATATAATAAAGCGACTGTAACTGAAGCAGGTCATTCGCTAGAATTAGATGATAGTCCTGGTGCAGAACGTGTAGCAGTAAGACATGCGACTGGTTCAGGTTTTGAAGTACAACCAGACGGAACAAAAATTGATAAGACAGTACAAGACCATCACATGATGATAAGTGGCGCTTCTTTTGAAAGTGTCGGTGCAGGAAAGACTGTTGGTATTGCTCAAGGTCTGAATTTACAGACAAGCGGTGGCGCAGGTATCATTGCAAAAGTCGATGGTGGTGGAGGAATTGATATTACAGTCACAGGCGGCAATGTAAAAATTAACGTCACTGGTGATGTTGAAATGACAAATACGGGTAAACTTGATATTACATCTGGTGGTCCTATGAATTTAACAGCGGGTGGACCGATGGCACTATCAGCACCTAAGATTGACTTGAACTAAGATATAATAAGACATTATTAATGGCATCTGTAATGTAACACATTTGTCAAGCAATGTCAAGGGAAAAAAGGAAAAGTTATTAACAATGCCAGCAATTTGTAGAGAAGGAGACCCACTATCAACGGGACACTTATGTACGCCAACAACTACAATTGATACTTGTGGTAATGATGGTACTGTAAGTGCAGAGGGTTCGAAAGTTATTGTCGTAGGTGCGCCAACAGTAGCACACGCTGGACCAGCCCCACCATGTCCACCTCACGTTGCGAATTTAAATGCAGGTAGTGGGACTGTTTATGTAAACGGAATTGCAGTAGGTAGAATTGGTGATAGTGCAGATGCAGGTTCAATGATAGGTGGCGCAGGAACTGTCAATGCTGGTTAACTACGTCTTATAAATAATATAAACACAACAAAGGTTTCAAAACGTGGCAAGAGCAACAACATACTCAGATTTTGATTTGAATTTTATACCACATCCTGTAAGGAAGGACGTGGTGCAGGTTTCTGATGTTGAATCCGTAAAGCGTTCAGTTATCAATCTTTTGATGACAGCGCATTATGAGAGACCGTTTCAACCTGATTTGGGTGGGCGTGTTAGAGAATTGTTGTTTGAACCGTTCAATGAGTTTACCGCAGAAGTGCTACAGATTGCTATACTAGAAGTTTTAGGTAACTATGAACCAAGATGTTCAGTATCAGATATAGAGGTTTTTCCATCACCTGATGAGAATGGTTTCAGAATAAAATTATCGTTCTATGTGACTAACGTTGCAGAACCTGTGGAAATTAACACAGTATTAGAGAGAGTTAGATAAAATGGCAGATAAAATCAATCCCGCAAAGTTAGACTTTGCTGATATCAAAGACAGCCTTAAGAATTTTTTAAAGGCGCAAGACACATTTAAAGACTATGACTTTGATGGTTCATCATTGTCTGTTTTGTTGGATGTGCTTGCCGCAAATACTCATTATAACTCATACTACTTGAACATGGTAGCAAATGAGATGTTCTTAGATACTGCCGAACTAAGAAACTCAGTTGTTTCTCGTGCTAAAGCACTTGGTTATACTCCTCGTTCTACTACATCTGCTTCTGCCATTGTAAAAATTCAATGTCTAGTTCCTGTTGATGATGACCAACCAACTACAATCAACGTACCTCAGTATGCAAAATATAAAACTGTAATTGACGGTACTAGTTATTACTTCAATACTACACAAGGTTATTTTGCAAACCCTACAGGTGAAACTACTGAAGATGGTGTTTATAACATCTATGAAACAGACAATATCAGAATTTTTGAAGGTAACTATGTACAGCAAAAATTTATTGTAGATAAGCAAAATCAATCACAAAGATATACAATATCAAATAAGAATGTAGATACAACAACTTTGGTTGTTGCTGTTCAGCAATCTGAAACAAATACATCTACAGTCATTTACAACAAAGTCGTAAATATTACAGACGTAACGCCTACAAGTCAAGTATATTTTTTACAAGAGATTGAAAAAGAAATGTTTGAAGTGTATTTTGGTGACGGTATTGTTGGTAAAGCATTAGCACAGAATAATGTCGTATCACTTCAGTATCTTGCATCAAATGGTTCAGCGGCGAATAAGGCATCTACATTCACATATACTGCACCTATTTCAGGTTACGCACAAACAGTAGTAACTGTTGACACTGCATCTGGTGGAGCAGAAAAAGAAGGTATTGAGAGTATTAGATATCTTGCACCACTAAACTATAACGCACAGAATAGAACAGTTACATCAACAGATTATCAAACTTCTATTTTACAAAATTATCCTAACGTACAAGCGGTATCTGCATGGGGTGGTGAAGATAATGACCCACCAATTTATGGTAAAGTGTATATCTCACTAAAGCCAGTTGCAGGTTTTACTATTACTGATTCCGTTAAAGAACAGATTAAAGATAGTATTCTAAAGTCTCGTAACGTTGTGTCTATTACACCTGAGATTATTGACCCGAACTACATGTACATTAAACCTACTGTAGACTTCTATTATAATAGAGAATTGGGTAATAAGAATGCCGATGAACTTTCACAACAAGTTAGGGCGGCAATACAAACATATTCAACGACAGACTTAGAGAAGTTTAATTCATACTTCAAGTATTCTAAGTTTGTTCGTGTAGTAGACGGTGCAGATAAAGCAGTAGAAAACTCTACTGTTAGGGTACGTCTTGCACAGAGACTTGAAATGACACCAAATGTTCTAAGGGCGTTTCAAGCAAACTTTTCTAACCCATTAAACTACACGTTTATTGGGGATATTGGTTCTATTACATCAAACACATTCGAATATCAAGGTACAGACACATGCTTCATTTCTGATGATGGTAATGGTGTTCTTGGTGTGTATCGTAACTTCTTAGGTGAACGCCGTGTCATTCAAACAAACATGGGCACAGTAGATTACGAAACAGGTCAAGTGCAACTATCTCAGTTTGCGCCTTCTGGTGAAAATGATAAAGTATTAGAGTTAATTGTTTTTCCTCGTAACCAAGATATTTACGTTGTTCGTAATCAAATTCTACTTGTAGATGATGCTGATGTTCTACTGACAGCATTCGATAGTCAGACTGCTTACGGAAAACAAGTAGACACTATCTACGCAGGTAATCAGTCAGTACAGACTTCGACTGGTGCTTCAATTGTAAATACTCAAACTGGCGGATACTAATAAATGGCGAGTTATACCTATACAGTCACAAATAGTGGCAATAACGCATACGTTATAGATGGTGAACTTAATCCGCCTCTAGCACTTACTGCGGGTAATAGATATACATTCAATATTAATGCACCTGGTCACCCATTCTATATTAAGACAGACAGGGTTCTTGGTGATGGGTCTTCATATAATTATCAAGTCACAGGTAATGGTACCGAAGTAGGTACTTTAACAATCGAACTGGACGATGGTCCAGAACCAAAACTATTTTATCAGTGTGCTAATCACCTTAAGATGGGTAACCGTCTAACAAATGTTCAGCATATTGACACGGGTATTCAGAATTTAATTGGAGAGCAACTTCCTGGGTTTGTCGGTGTACAATATCCGATGTTCCAAAAATTCTTAGAAGCGTATTATGAGTGGATGTCTCTACCAGGAAATGTTGATGACAACACACAAAACATTTTAAAGTACCAAGATGTTGATAGTAGTATTGACCTATATCTTTCAGAACTAGAACAAGAATTCTTAAATCAAGTACCCAAAGATATTGAAATTGATAAGGCAACACTTATCAAAAATATTCGTTCATTCTATACTTCTAAAGGTACAGAAAAATCATATGAGTTTCTATTTAACATCCTCTTTAATGAGAATGTAGAATTCTATTATCCGAAGAATGATATTCTTCGTGCTTCTGATGGTAAGTGGACAACAAACGTTTCTATTCGCTTAACAAACCCATCAAACTATAATGTGTTTGATTTAGTTGGACAGAAGATTTCGCAAGATTATCTTTATGTTGACCCAGAAACAAACCAAGGTGAAACTAGAATATATGCTACCGCAGTTGTACAACGTATTATTCAGTTTTTCTTGGGTGATACTCTAATTACAGAAGCATACATTTCAAACTATGAAAGCGTAGATGGTGGGGACTTTCTAGTCACTACTTCAGATGCAGAAGAAGACACTGAAGTTGTTTATATTAGAGATGAATTAAACAATATTATTAATTTCCCAATTCAACCGATGGCAACAGATGTAAATGTTGTTGCAAGTGGTTCTGGGTATTCTGCAAATCAGATTGTTCCTATTCAAACATCACCTGGCGATGATGGTACTGGTGCTATTGCTGTTGTTTCTTCAGTTTTCAATGGTGAAGTTGAAGGTCTAACAATTCAACAGGCAGGTGCAAATTATCAAGTCGGTGACCAATTAAGATTTATTAACGATGGCACTGGTGGTATTGGTGCATCGGGCTTTGTTACTAAAGTATCTCTAAGTGGTATGTCTTATGCTTCTGGTGACGGCGGATTTGTTGGCGCAGGTACTTCTGCAAGTAGACTTACTGATGGTGATGTAAATAATGATGTTGTTCCTGGAGATAATTATGAAAAAGACTACACATTTAAAGTTGTTGGTGATGGTGATTTAAATTACATTTTTAATGTTACAGACCAAGGTGATGATGGTGTTACTACAATAAATTATTATGAAGTTTATGTTGGTGATACTATCGATGAAGTTAATGACCCAGGTGCTGTTCCTTCTATTCAGATATCAAACGAAACTGATTTGCAAGAACTCACTGGTACACTTAATGTACCTGATGAAAAATTTGTTCGTATTAGATTTGATGCAGAGTTGACAAGCATTAATCAGAATGCGAATTATTGGGACCCAGAGAATGGCGACCCAGCAAACATTCCAACTTTCTTAGCACAACAACAAATCACATCAACAGTTTGGTTTGTTGGTACAGGTGCAATTAAAGGATTGCGTTTGCAATCTGGCGGTTCTGGTTATGTTAAGATTCCCGTTGTTACTGTACAATCTGAATTTGGTGCAGGTGGTGCTGTTCGTGCTACAGGTCCTACAATTGGTGCGATTAAAAATGCAAGAATTCTAAACCAAAACTTTGGTGCTTTGTATTATGAAGTACCTACAATTGACATGACTACGCTAGGTAATGGTGATGCTCAATTGACAGTTGACACTGGTTCAGTTGCACGACACCCAGGTTCTTTCAGAAATGACGATGGTCATTTGTCTGCCGCAAAATATCTGCAAGATAACAAATACTATCAAGCATTCTCATACGTTCTTCGTACAGGTCTTTCTATTCAGGATTACCGTGATACGATTAAGAAACTTGTTCACCCATCTGGTATGGAACTCTTCGGTGAGGTGTTTATTACACAGAACCTTGCTACTGGTCTATTCTCAAACTTTGAGAACAGCCCTAACGATTTGATTGTTCGTCCAGATTTAGGTGGTCTTGCAATTCCAAGATACAAAAAGATTGTTCTAAAATATGATGTATATCTGAATGGTGAAGCAGAAGGTGCAGTTAAACCTCGTATAAGGGAATCAATTCAGTCCGACAAGAAGATTATTCGCTTGAATATGAACGTTGGTGTTGACCCAACAGACTTGCGTGTATTCAATTTCCCTAATTTGATGTTCCCAATTCAAAGAGATATTGAAAATATTATTATTGATAATACTATTGAAGTTTCAAAATCTATTCAGTTAAATCTTTGGAGAAACTACAACACTCTTCTCGGTAATGGTCATTTACCAAATGGGTTTAACGAAGATGATGCGACTATTGAAGACTTAGAAAACAAGTTCAATAGAATTAAAGACTATAATAATATGTCTTTGACTATTGCACTACCTATTATAAAGTCTTTCCCAAAATACGTTCTCAACATTATTGATGAACTTACAGTTGAAACTTATACGCATTATGAAAGAACCATTGACCTTGATATTGATAATACTATCAGTACACATAGAGTGATTGACCGCAAGTTCTTCGATATCAATGCTACAGATGTTCAGATGCAAATTGCTGGCGCTACTGACCAGCAAATCAAAGAGAAAAAAATTATATCCAAATCTGCATTCCTTGCACCCTCAATTCTTTTTGAGTTGCAAAGAGAATTGCAGTCAAATGTAGCAATCAATGCGACTGCGATACCTGTTAATGTTATCGCCGCACCAGTTGAAGATGATGTGAATGTTATTCAGATTATTCTAGGTTATAAAGAACTGGGCGATTTCACAAAAGGATTCGGAACTTCAGGTACACAATCAATTGAAATTTCAGAAGTCGAAGGTGACTTGATTAAAGACCTCGACAGAGAAACAAATACTGTAATGGACGCTATTGGTCCTATCAGAGAAGATATTAAGAGATTTAGAATTCAATCTGAAATTATTCAGTATGTTGCAAATCGTATGGCACAAGGGTGGTCAGAGAACGATTTCAATGTAGGTAACCCAGAACTTTTAAACATCTATAATTATTTGCGTGTTGAAGATGATGGCGTTACATTGGGAGATGAGACTACTGGTTATATAAACACCAGAATACATGTCGTGCGTGATGGTGATGGTGTAGATGACTTGCTTGTTATCAATCCATCAACAGGCGGAATTGTTAATACTGAAGTATGGAATGACTATATACAAACAGGTACTTCAGATATGGGTGGTGATGACAGACCATTCTACCAAGATTACGATAACCACTTGCGTGGCGTGTTCTTGGGTATGAAACAAGCAGAACTTGATAATGGTGGTTTTGAGCAAGATTACTTTGGTAATGAAATTTTTGAGATTAAAAAATCATTTAATACAACAGGCGTTGACTTAAAAATTACGCCTCTTATTGATGTAGTACCAACATTAAGTTCTAAATATAAACTAATCATCGATAAAGATATCGATGCTACTGGTGAGTATGTAACAAGTATACACGGTTCAGTACCAGTAGAAAGTTTAATTAAATTGCAACCTGTTTCGCTAGATACACCAATCGAAGTGCAGGATATGCAAATTGAAACATACACGTTCAAAACTTTGCAGTATGGTCCACTATTGAATACACAACTTGGTGGGCAAGGCAACACTAATGACAGATATACAAACTTTGAAAGAACTATTAGTCTTGTGAGTGATGCCACAACAACGACTTCAACTGGGCGAGTATTAAGACCGCATTTAATGTACAATGCACTACACGATATTGAAGGTCAACTAATTGAGAATATTGAAGACCAAACTATAGAAGAAACGTCAGGTGCGGAATCTCAAACTGTTAAAGTGTCTTTTGTAGGATATACAAGAGATAATGCAGAGACTATTACGGGTTCGTTCCCATAATGGATTATAAATAAATTGATAGGGATAGGATTTGTTCTACTCACAAACGGAGCAATTTTTTGTCATATAAATAATGATGACTAGTAATGTCAATAACATAATTGAAAAGATTAAATTTTCGGAGGAAAAAACATGCCAGCAATTGTAACTTCAAAGTTCCGTTTGCATAACGCGGAGCAATTTGTAGAAGCCTTTTCAGAGGCTTCACCAAGTAATATGTATCTCTTCATTGGTCGAGTAGACCCATGGGGAACTAACGCAGGAGAGACGGGTGACGATGTTACCCCACCATCACCTGTGGACTCATTTGACCAAACAGAATATGACCATTGGCGAGATATGATTTCAGCCAAGCGTGTTCAGTCAGGTGAAGTATCTAACGTGATGCCACGTTATGACTGGACTTCAGGTACGACATACGCACAGTATGACCATGAAGACAGCGCACTGTTCAATTCACAGTTCTACGTTCTAAACTCAGCGTTTGACGTATATAAGTGTTTGTTCAATAATGGTGATTCCGCCTCAACAGTAGAACCTACTGGTACAGCGGCTGAACCATTCTCAACTGGTGACGGATATAAGTGGCAGTACATGTTCACTATTACCGCCGCTGAAACTCTTAAATTCGTTACTCCAGAGTGGGTACCTGTTCGTGCAGACGCAACTACTGCCGCTTCTGCGACAGATGGTGCGCTAGACGTTGTTCTAGTAACTGCGGGTGGTACTAACTACTCTGCAACACCTACTGTAACTATCGAAGGTGATGGTACAGGTGCTACTGCTACTGCTACTGTAACTGCTGGTATTATTACTGCAATCACAATTCAAACTCGTGGTTCTGGTTATACATACGCTAATGCAGTTATCACTGACGGTACAGGTTCTGGTGGTACAGCAAGAATTATTATCGGTCCAAAGGGCGGACATGCTTTCGACCCAATTCACGAACTCGGTGGCTTCTATGTGATGATGAACTCACGCCTAGAATACGGTGAAGGTGGTAACTTCCCAACAAACAACGACTATCGTAAGATTGGTATCATGCGTGACCCAACTCAGTCTTCAGATGACGCAGTTGCAGGTGACAGCACATACGCACAGGACTGGAACCTAACTATCTCAGGTGTTACTGGTACTTTTGATGAAGACGAAATCATCACAGGTCAAACATCAGGCGCAACTGGTAAAGTTCTTTCATGGAACTCTACTGACAGCATTCTATCACTAATCAATGTCGTAGGAAACTTTGGTGAAGGTGAAACCATCGAAAATGGTGACGCTTCTGCTTCTGCTTCTATCGCTGTTGCAGGTATTGATGTTGGCGACCTAAATCGTTACTCAGGTGATATTCTTTATGTTGAGAACAGACGTCCGATTACTCGTGCGGCTGACCAGATTGAAGATATTAAACTAATCGTTGAATTCTAAGTTATAAATACTTACATAGTATTAGACTTTAGAATTTTTTAACGAACCTTGTAGCGAGAGAAAAGTATGCCCATTAATTTTAATATTAACCCGTATTATGATGACTTTGATGCGGACAAAGGATTTCTAAGAATCCTTTTCCGCCCAGGTTATGCTGTTCAAGCCCGTGAATTGACCCAACTACAATCCATTTTGCAACAACAAATGGGGCAGTTTGGTGCGGGTATTTATAAAAATGGTAGCATTGTTTATGGTTCGAACAGCACTGTAGATGAAAATGCACAATACATTGTGTTGGAAAGTCAGTATGATAATGCTGAAGTAACTGACACTTTGAAAAATTTGGTGGGCAAAACTATCACCACTGCAAACAATCCAGTCGTCCCAATTACTGGCTTCCAAGAAAGTAGATATTACGTTCTTGGTTATCAGGCGGCGACTGACACTACCCCTCCTCTCATTTATGTTAATTTAATCTCAGGCGAGGGTGTCACAGCAACAGAAGACTTTTTTGATGATGCTGATGACACCCAGACCAGAGTATTAAGAACAGTAGATGCGACTGGGACAGATTTAAAAGGTAGAGCAACTTTCATATCACTTGATGAAGGTGTTTTTTATGTAAACAATTTCTTTGTACACTCACCATCACAGACAATCGCTGTTGCTGATGAATACAACGGAACTTATCCTGCTAATTGTAGGGTTGGTTTACAGATTGCTAACGTTATCATTGACGAAGATGATGACGTAACTTTGCTTGACCCGGCGGAAGGTTCATATAACTATACTGCGCCTGGTGGTCACAGATATACCATTCAATTGAATTTGGAAAGAAAAGAAACTTTCCAATTAACTGAAACTGACGATACAGAAATCATTGACGGTTCTGCCGACATTGACTATATTGAACTTTTCAGATTTATTGGTGGTGAACTTTCTAAAGCAGTTAAATATCCGCTATACTCAGCCATTGGCGATGAGATGGCAAGACGCACTTATGACATTAACGGAAACTTTGTCACAGATGACTTCATGGTTCAAACAGATGAACATGTAGGTGGTGAAGAAGACAAACTAACAATGTCTATTGAAGAAGGGCGTGCTTTTGTTCAAGGTTATCAGTTTGATACCTCAGGAACATTTAAAAAAGATTTACCAAAAGCAAGGTCTTTTGACGTTGCAGAATCCCAAAACATCGGTGTCGGTTATGGTAATTATATCGTAACGAACAGACACGAAGGTGTGTTTAATATAGAAAATCAACCGACTGTTGACCTAGTAAGAATTAGAAAAGACCGCTATACAGCGTTCTTAACAATCGACCATGACTTGACTGACCCACTTGGACCGTGGACTGCAAATAATGCAGAGATTACTGAAGTCGCTAAAGATATGTTAGTCAGAATTGACTTCAGTGGTACCATAAAATGGGGTATTGTTGACGCATGGTATGATGACCCAAATACAAATAAAAGAACTTATTTCATTCGTAGAACTACGAATGGTAATGCTACTTATACAAGCACTTCTCTACAACAATGGGGTGCTGGTGAAGAAGCAGATACAAATAATCCAGTAGCAATTTACGATGCCGCTGGTAATGATTTAATTTTCACATATTCAGGTACAGCAAATGAAATCGAAATTGATATTCCTGCACCTGCATATGAAAACAGTTTCAAAATCGGTACTGCCCGTGTTCGTCAAATTCGTTTCTCAGAAGAAGACAGAACTGACTTCTTTGGTCTAGGGGATGAACTTGATATTAAAAACAGAACATATCTGTTTGATGTAAAAATACAAAGAAATAGTTTTCAGAACTTAGAAACAATCGCTATTGCAGGTACAAATGCTGATGGTGACTATGAATATTCTATCAAAGCAGACGTTGCAGATGATGGTAAGACTGGTGCCGAAGATAACGGCACAACTATTCTATTTGACGCCGCTTTCAACAAACTTCTATTTGACCTACCATATGAAAACATTCGTTCAATTAAAACTGGTGGTCTACTACCTTCTGAAGGTGGTATTAATGATATCGACTATTCATATCAGAAGTTTTATTCGAATATAACAATACCAAACGCTGGTTCTGGTGGTGTGGAATCTGCACCAATCGTTTCTCCAGACAGCATTAACTTATTTTACCCAAGTGCTGGTACAATCCCAGGTTCTACTGCGGCATTGTTCTACAGCATGATTATTCGTACTGGTGGCTTCACTGATGCCAATGGTAACGCATACGGACCAGGCGATTATGTTGATTTGGGTCCAACTTCAGGTATTACTCTTTCTATTGATTTAGGTAGACCTGATGATGCGACAGATACACTAAGAATTGAATTTCCAAGCACCTCAGGTAGTGCTGTTGCGCCAAGCGCAGGTACTACTTTTGACTTGCTTGCAACATTGAACGTGAATAATGGTTCAGAGAAATCAAAATCACTCACAACAAAAACACTAACTTACGAAGCACCTAATGCAATTGGTGGTGGAGCAGATAGTCTTTACACTTCAGATATTTACGATATTGTAGGTATCTGGGATTCTGGTGATACCGAAGAAGCAATTGTTGTAACAGATTTTACAATTGACGCAGAAGGTAACTTACTTGATGGTGATGGTGAAATCGCATACTTCAACGAAGCAAGTAAATATGCTTTGAAGAATGGACAAAAAGATAACTACTATGACTATGGTAGTATTGAACTTGACGTTGGCGAGGCTTCTCCAAGCGGTCAACTATCTGTTCAGTTTAGATATTTCCAACATCTATCTGCAGGTAATACAGGTGTATTCACCGTAAACTCATACAATGACGTATCTTACGCAGATATTCCACAATTCACTTCACCAGTTTCTGGTGAAATTTATGAGTTGAGAGATGTACTTGACTTCCGTCCTCGTAGAAGAGATGCTAGTATCACTAGCGATATTGTTACCGCCAATGCGGCTTCAGTAACTACATTTGATGAACTTGAAGGTGCAGTTCTACCTCTACCAACATCTACTGTTGATGTAGACTTCTCATTCTATCTAAGCAGAAAAGACAGACTTGTAATCACAAGCGCACTTAAACTTGAATTGGTTCAAGGTGTATCTGATTTGGCTCCAGTAGAACCGAAGATGCCTGACGATGCACTTCTTCTTTATGATATTCAAGTACCTGCTTATACATTCAATCCAGAAGATGTATCTTTCCTATATCGCCCAGTTTCAAACTATACGATGGAAGATATCTCAGGTATTGAACAACGTATTTCAGACCTTGAATATATTACAAATATCAATGCACTTGAAAAAGAGGCAGAAGACTTAGTGCTTGAAGGACCAGATGGTTCTCTTTCATTGAAGACAGGTATTCTCGTAGACGGATTTACAGGTCACCAAATTGGTGATGTTTCAAATGCAGACTATGATATTGCAATTGACCCAGAAGAAGGTGCGGCACGTCCTCCATTCGTTGAAATTCAAGCAGAGATGGAACTTGATGAAGAAGCCTCTAATAACATTAGACGTACTGGTGAACTTATCACACTTCCATACACAAACGAAATTCTTGTTTCTCAACCACTAACATCTAAAGCAATCAATGTTAACCCATATAACGTTACTAACTTCTTGGGTACTATTGAATTGTCACCACAAAGAGATGACTGGGTTGAGATTGAACAAAGACCAACTCTAAAAGTTAACCTCGCAGGTGAGTTTGATAACTGGCGTGCAGATACAATTCTATCTAACTCTGCCATTCGCCGTTGGAGAAATAGAAACGGTCGTAGACTTATTGGTGTAGGTACACAATGGAATTCTTGGGAAACTACTTGGTCTGGTAGAAGTAGAAGAACTTCTAGTAGAATTGAAAGCAGAACTAACACTTCTCGTTCTGGTCGTATTATTACGCAAACAACTACAAGAACAAGAGTTAGAAGAAGCACAACAACTCTAACACGCCGTCAGGTAAGAACTGGTGTTCGTACAAGAGTAGGTTTAACTACTGTTCAGCGTTCACTAGGTAACAGAGTTGTAAATCTTTCTATTGTACCATGGATGCGTACAAAAGATGTTCTTTTCGTTGCGAAAGGCATGAGACCAAACACAGAATTGTTCTCATTCTTCGATGATGTAAACGTAGATGCACATGTGCGTCCTGCAAACGGCATTCAACTTGTCGGTGGAGGATTGAACTTCAGTGCTGGTGCAAGAGCAGACGAACAAATATTCCTACCAAAAGAGCGTGTAAACGTTTATGATGCATCTAACCCATCTGATATTCTCGGACATGGTTTTGTTGTATCTGGTAATGACGGTACAAGCGGACAAATTCTTCTTGCAGACTTAACAAGTGAGACCTCTTTCAATACTCGTATTGTTAAGAGAACACTCAGAACAACTCAAACTGTTTCTGGTAAATGGTCAGAACTAGTTGGTCGCAGACATAATAAAAGAATTGTTCATAGATTTAATCTTAATAACATTCTAGGCGTTGACGTAAACGGACGTGACATTAAAGTAAAAACACTAAAAGTCACAGGTGTTCGTGTTCGTGGTGACTTGAATGCGTCTTCAGAATATATCGTAATTCGTTTCCCAACAAACCCAAGAGTTTGGCGTGGTCGTCTATGGAGATGGAGACGCTGGTGGAGATGGTCTACAACTCGTTTCTTAGCAGGACGTTTCAGTGGTGTTCGTGCAGACGGTACATTGCGTGACGATACAAACTTCACAGAACGTAATGTAACTACAGGTGTTTATGAGCGTGGTGGTAACCAATTTGTTAATATTTGGTTTAATCCAACTAGGTCTGTAAACTACTCGCCAGGTACCATGAAAAGAAATGGTAACAGAAATTGGTGGCAAGCACAACTTGAGTTTGAAGCGACTTATGAAGTAACAAGAACAGTTGATGATATCATCACAGAAACAAACCCAGGTACTCAAGCAGAAATTGACCAAATTATTAATGATAATAGTAGGTCACTTGAAATTGCAGGTACGGAAACTACATTTAAAGACCCAGAAACTGGTAATACATTAACTCGTACTCCTCCAACCGCTCGTATTGTTGGTCAGTCGGAATCAAGTTTTGGTGACCAGTTGAAAGCAAACGCCGCTGGTGTATGTACAGGTGTATTTAGAATTCCAAATGAAGGCGAAGGTGGTTTGCGTTTCAGAACAGGTGAACGTAAATTCTTGTTGCATGATAATCCATCAACTTCAGACTTAGATGCATCTACAACTTCAGCCGATGCAAGTTACTTTG